TCTTAAAGGAAGGTATGGCTAGTATGGCTCCTTATGCATTGGCAAATGGAGAGTCTGTTGCCGACACTGTAAACAAACTTCTTAGAGGAACTTCTCTTGAAGAGGTTATTAATAATAAAATGACAATGTAATAAAAATATTTTAATATTGAAAAGGGATTGTATAATCCCTTTTCAATATTAAAGTTTTAGAAAGGTAAATATGAGTTTAATTAATCCAGCATTTATTCTTTTATTAATTATTGGTTTATTTTTATTATGGTGTATTAGTAATTCATTTTTTATTTCAATAGGAAAAATCGTTTCTAATACTATGAATAATATTTATAAAAATTTAAATTCAGACGATGAAGAGAATTTTAATATGACAAATGAAGGAGATAATAAAGAATGAGAAAAGGTGCAATTGGTGGACTGTGTACTGCTATTATTGTTTTTATTATTGTTACTGTAACATGTTTTTGTACAACTAAAATTCCCGCAGGATACGTCGGAGTTGTATATAATCTCAATGGTGGAATTGAACAAGAAACTTTGTCACAGGGGTGGCGATTTACATCTCCCACTAAAACGGTTACTCTTTATACCATTGCAAGAGAACAGTCATATATGTCTCAGGCTGAAATTGGAGATTCCCCTAATGATGAAAGTTTTGAAATTCCTACTAAAGAAGGTGCTTCTTTGAAGGTTGATTTGGCTTTTGGATACTCTTTTGATCCAGCGCGTATTCCTGAGATTTTTGTAAAATTTAGAGGACAGAATGGTCAAGAAATTCTATCCAGCTTTATTAAACCCAATATGCAAGGTTGGATTAAAGAAATTACGCCAGATTTTGGTATGATTGAAATTGTTTCTAAGCAGAGAGGCGCGGTTAATGCTGCTATTACTGAAGAGATGCAGAAAAGGTTTGCTACATATGGAATTATCATTGACAGAGTTTCTCTAACAGATGTTCGTCCTGATGCTGAAACTGATAAGGCTATTAAAGCAAAAATTAAGGCACAGGAAGAGCTTGAAACTGCTAAAGTTACTGCTGAAACAGCTAAAATTGCAGCAGCAAGAGATAAAGATGTTGCTAAAATTGCAGCAACAAAAGAAAAAGAGGTTGCGGAAATCAATGCTGAAAAGGCAAGAATTGAAGCCCAGGGTAAAGCTGATGCCAAGTTAATTTCAGCAAAAGCTACAGCAGAAGCTAATAGAGAAATTGCGCGTTCTCTCACTCCAGAATTGCTAGAGTCTCAGAAGATTTCAAAATGGAAGGGCGTTGTTCCTCAGGTCCAGGGGGCTGGAGCAACAATTGTTGATATTGGACAGCTAAGTGAGTAAAATATAAATTTTACTATTTTAAAAAGTAGGAATTATAAATTCCTACTTTTTTTATTTTTGATTTTTTATTAAAATTTTGTTATAATATATTTATAAGAAAGATGTATATAAGTATTTTTTTTAAGAAAGGAAGAGTAATAATAATGAAAATGTATTTTAAAAAAGAAGACTGTGAAGTTGAAGTTTATCATTTTTTTGAAGATAAAACTGCTTTAATTTTTTCTCCTTATTTAGCAAGTATACAGAATGGAAATGGTTGGAATAAAGTAAAACTTGGACAGTTAATTCCTTTAGAATATTTTAATAAAGAAACTAATGGTTTTATGTCAAAAACAGAACGTAATAAAATTAAAAGTAGACTTACTTTAACAAAAGCATTATGGACTTGTTCTGATGGGGAAAGTTTTGAAGATTGTGATAAAGCAATCGCACATGAAAAAGAAGCAATAGAAAAGGAGGTAAACTGTAGTGCTGAATAAAAATAACGAAAGAGAACTCGCATATGTAGTTACTGTTGATGCGGTGACTCCTATTGAAGGATATGATCGAGTTGAACTTGCTCATGTTGGCGGCTGGACTATCGTAGTTGGTAAGGGAGAATTTAAGGCAGGCGATCCAGCAATTTATTTTGAAATTGACTCCAAACTTCCTGAAGTTGAGCCTTTTACTAATATGGATTTTCTTGCTAAAAAGAAATATAAGATTAAAACTCAGAAAATGTGTAAGTCTATTTCTCAAGGACTTCTTATGTCTGCCGCAAATTTTGGTTGGGAAATTCAAGTAGATGGAACTATCTGGAATCCAAAAGATGGAGATCATGGATGTTACAGCCCTTATGATGAATCACGTTTTCTTACTAAAAAGCTTAATGTAACTTACTATGTTACAGAAGATAATGCCCGCAAGGCAAATTCTGTCGACAAATATAAAAGAATGACTCAGCGTAATGGTAAACTGTTTTCTCATCAGCCCTTTAGATGGCTTATGAAACGAACTTGGGGTAGAAAACTCCTTTTTGTATTCTTCGGACGCAAGAGCGATAAAAAATCTGGCTGGCCCGCTTGGGTAAAAAAGACTGATGAGGAACGCATCCAGAATATGCCCTGGATTCTTGCTGACAAGGAACCATGGGTGGCAACTGAGAAAATTGATGGCACTTCTACTACTTTTACCATGAAGCGTGGAAAGTGGCCTCATAAAGATGAGTTTTATATCTGCTCTCGTAATGTAGTATTTGATAAGCCTGATAAAACTTGTTTTTATGATACTAATGTTTATGCCGAAATGGCAGAAAAGTATGACATTTTTAATAAAATGAAAGACCTACTATATAATCAATTCGCAGATTGCGAATGGATTACTATTCAGGGTGAGACTTATGGACCTGGTATCCAGAAGAGAGATTACCATACCCCCGAACGTGCTTTTATGGCTTTCAACTTCATTACTTCTAAAGATGGACGCTGGGGGACTGAAAAAATGGTTGATTTGCTCCAGGGACATATGAACATTCCTTGTGTTCCTGTTCTTGATACCAATTTTATTCTGCCTGACACTGTTGAGGAACTGCTTGCTTATGCAACTGCAGAATCTGTATGTGACCATGACCTTCGTGAAGGAATTGTTTTTCGCTCTAAGGACGGTTCTAAATCCTTTAAAGCAGTATCTAATGAATTTTTGCTAAAATATCATCAGTAATAAAAACACCATAAGGCGGTAATTTTATTGCCGCCTTGTTTTTTTATTTATTTTTTGTTATAATAATAATATAAAGAAAAAAGAAAGGAAGTGTTATTATATTTATGGGAAAGAAAAATAACGATTTTACAATTTCAAGAATGTTTTGTTGCAATTGTGGAAAAGAAGGAGTCCCTATTGGTCGCAAAGTAGGACATTATCGTGAAGCTGGACATTTAAAAAAATTATATTGCATTCATTGCGGCAAGGAATGGAATCATGTAGAAGTGCGTTCTATGCATAGCGATTATAACTATGAAGATTTTCAACTTGAAATGAAATATAATAACTTTGATGAAAATGGTAATAGAAAAATTCCATATCGTATTTTTCGAGGTAACTTAAAAAAAGAGGGTGTGATTTAATATGTTAAATATTAATAAATTAAAAAATTTAAAAGAAGATAACCATAAAATATATCATGACCTTCTAGTTCAAATAAGCATCCATTCTGATAATAATCAAAATTTATTAAATTCTGTAGAAAAAATTTCAAAACAAATGAATAATATGGTTGAAGTTATTAATTATTTACTTCAAAAGGAGAATGAACATGGCTAATTTATATTTAATGTGTGGAGTACCAGGATGTGGAAAATCCACTTTTCTTAAAAATAAAATTAAAAATAATAATTCAGTAATTATTTCTCGTGATGCTATTAGATTTTCAATAGTAAAACCTGAAGAAGATTATTTCTCTCATGAAGATGAAGTTCTTGAAATTTTTTGGAATCAGATCAATAAAGCACTCGCTGCAAATAAAACTGTTTATGTAGATCAGACTTCTCTTACTCCAAGGGCTAGAAAATGGTTGCTTCAGCATATTACTGGATATGAACATGCTAATTTAATTTGGATTGATGAAGATTTAGAAACTTGTCTTAAAAGAAACGAAATGCGAAAAGGAACTCGTGCTTATGTTCCCAGAGGGGTTATCCGCCGCATGTTTTCTCAGTTTATTGAACCCTCTATCGATGAAGGATTTCATACAATTTATCGTTATAAAAGTCGAGAAAGTAAATAACATATAAAGGAGGAATTTTTTAATGTCAAATATTTGGCTAATTTCAGATACCCATTTTGGACATAATAAAGATTTTATTTGGAAAGCTCGCGGTTTTTCTTCTGTTGAAGAAATGAATAATACAATTATTGAACGATGGAATGAGGTAGTAAAAGATGAAGACATTGTATATCATCTTGGTGATGTCATGCTTGGTGATTTAGATATTGGCATGGGAATACTTAAACAACTTAAAGGAACTATCAATCTGGCAATAGGAAATCATGATACGACAAATCGTATTCATGAATTTAATAACCTTACTAATTTTAACAATATTCAGTTTGGATATAGATTAACACATGGAAAGAAAAGTTTTATTCTAACTCATTATCCAACTCTAACAGGAAATTTTGATAACAGTAAAACTTACTCCATTCATGGTCATACTCATTCTCCAAATACCTTTTGTGAATATGATATGATGTATAATGTATGCTGCGATGCTCATGATTGCAGACCTATTGCTCTAGAAGATGTATTTCAAGAGATAAATAAACATAGGGACAAAAATAAATAACTATATATATATAATTTTAATATTTCTTAGAGAAAACCTATTCTCTAAGAAATATTTTTTTTATTATATGGAGGTTATCAAATGAATTTAAAAGTGAGATTTAAAAATCCTGTTTTTATTGTTCAACTTATTCTCGCAATTTTAGCTCCTATTTTAACTTATGCAGGACTAACTTTTCAAGATTTAACTTCTTGGGCAATATTAGGAAAAGTTTTAATTGAAGCTTTACAAAATCCTTATGTTTTAGGTTTAATTACCATATCTATTTGGAATGCGCTTAATGATCCGACAACAGAAGGTATTACAGACAGTAAATTAGCTATGACATATGATAAACCTAAACCTAAAAATCAATAAAGGAGGTTTATATGTTAAAAGGTATTGATATTTCCTATCATCAAGGTAATATCAATTTTAAAAAAGTAAAAAACAGTAAAATTGATTTTATTATTTTGAGATAGGGCTATAGAAATACAATAGATTCTAAATTTATTGAATATACCAGAGAATGTAAAAATAATAATATACCAATTATGGTATATCATTTTATTTACACAAATAATGCAACTATTCAAGAAAATGCAGAATCTACTGTTAATAATATTAAAAAAGCAGGTTTAAACCCTGAAAATTTATGGATTGCGGCAGACCTTGAATATGATACATGGAAAAAAAATAAAGAAATTTGCACAAAAGAAAAATGCACTAAATATACCAAAGAATATTTAAATGCATTAAAGTCTTTAGGTTGTAAAAAATTATTTATATATGCTAATACAGATTATTATGAAAATTATTATGACTGGAATCAATTATCTGAATATCCAATTTGGTTAGCAGATTATAAAGGCGCTCCAGATTATCCATGTGCAATTCAACAATACTCATCAACAGGAAAAGTAAACGGAATAAATGGTTACGTTGATATGGACTATCTTTTTGATGAATCTATGTTAAATAATATTTAGACTATAGATAAAAACATAAATGATAATACCATTACTGCCGAAGATGCTTTAAATATTTTTAGAAGTTGGATTGGATTATCCAGAGCAGAAGGCACTCATAAAATTATTATTGATACTTATAACAATCATACCCCACTTGCAAGAGGGTATAAAGTAAAATATTCTGATGCCTATTGCGATACAACTATTAGTGCAATATTTATTAAATTAAATGCTATAGATTTAATCGGTGGAACAGAATGCGGAGTTGAAAATCATGTAGCATTATTTAAAAAAGCTGGTATATGGGAAGAAGATGGAACTATTATTCCTAAACCAGGAGATTTAATTGTTTATAACTGGGATGACAATACACAACCAAACAATGGTTATTCAGACCATATTGGAATGGTTGAATCTATATCAAATAATAATATTAATGTTATTGAAGGAAATATGAATGGTGGAAAAGTTGGTCGTAGAATTATTCCAATTGGATGGGGATATATTCGTGGATATGCTCAACCTAAATATGGAATTTCTAAAAAACCAAAAGAAACTACCTCTATTGGAAGTATTCCAATTACTACTACATCTTCAAATACAACAATAAAAATTGATTATGCCCAATCTTTTAATAAAAATATTGCAAAAACATATAAAACAACAGCCAATTTAAGATTACGCGGTGGAGCCGGTCTTTCTAAACCAATTATTACAGTAATGCCAGAAGGAAGTAAAGTTACTTGCTATGGATATTATACTGGAGATTGGTATTATGTTGCATATGATAAATATACAGGTTTTTGCTCTAAAAAATATTTAAGGTAATTTCATTATATAGGTAATTTAATGGCTAAAGCCATTAAATTACCTATTTTTTTTGTCTTTATTTGCAAAATAAAAATATTTATTATATAATATATAATAAAATAAAATAGGAGTTTATTATATGTTATATATTTATATAGATGGTTCTTGCCGCGGCAATGGAAAAGAAAATTCGCAAGGCGGCTTTGGTATTGTAATTTTTGATGATAATCAAAATTTAATTGATGCTTATTGTGAATATTTTGATAATGTAACAAATAATCAAATGGAATTAAAAGCCTTTTTAAAAACATTTGAATTGTTAAATACTGAATATAAAAATCAACAAGCAACTATTTATTCTGATTCTGCATATTGTGTTAATATCCTCACTTCTTGGATTTACTCTTGGAGTAAAAATAATTGGAAAAATAGCAAAAATGAAACAATAAAAAATTTAGATATTATATTATCATTATATGAATATTATAATATAAATTTTTTCATAAATCAAATTTATATAATTAAAGTTAATGGTCATAAAGGAATTATAGGAAATGAACTTGCAGATGCCCTTGCAACGGCAGACGTGCCAAAATTTTCAAATATTATATTACAAAATCATGTAAACATTAATCTTTCCGAAAAAACTTGCTAAATTTAAAAAATTATGTTATAATATATTATATAATAAAAAAGAGGTAAAATATATGAATAATAAGTTATATACTGAAGATAGTATTCAATCATTAGATCCTCGTGAATTTACACGACTCCGACCAGGAGTTTATTGTGGCTCCACTGAATATTCAACTCAACTTTTGGTAGAAATTATTTCTAATGCCATTGATGAATTTAAAGCTGGACATGGAAATTTAATTGAAGTAAAAATTGATACAAAAGAAAATTCATATGCTGTAAGGGATTACGCTCAAGGATTTTTAGTTAATTCAATTCGTGAAGATGGAAAAACTATTCTTCAAGCTTCTTTTGATACATTAAACACTTCTGGAAAATTTTCAGATGATGGAGTATATGAAGGAACCGCTCTTGGTCTTAATGGAATTGGTTCTAAACTTACAAATTTTCTTTCCCATAAGATGGAAGTTGAAACTTGGAGAGATGGACAAACTGAAAGTATCTTTTTTAATGAAGGAATTTTCATTAATAGATCCGTAAGTAAATCAAAAGAGCCAAATGGAACTTATGTAAGATGGCAACCTTCAGAAGAATTTTTCACCCATCCAGAGGTTGATATAAATAAAGTAAAAGAATTATTTCATATTCTTACTTGCTTATGTGTAGGATTAACTATTAAATTAACAATAGATGAAAAAGAAGAAATTTTCGCATCTAAACATGGATTAAATGATTTAGTAGATGATGCAGTTAGAGATTCTGAAATTATCAACTCTCGTATGAGTATGAATTTTGATGCAGGAAGAAATAAACTTGATATGGTTGTAACCTATACATCAAAATATTCATTAAATATGATTTCATATGTCAATACTGGTGACACAGATGCTGGGCCGCACATTACTCAAATTAAAACTATTTTAACCAGAGAGTTTAATAAATTCTTTAAAGAAAAGAAATGGTTAAAAGATAAAGATGAAAATTTGAGCGGTGATGATATTCAAGAAGGAATGTTTATTGCTTTTAATCTAACAGCACCTGGAGTATCATATGATGCACAAACAAAATCAAGAATAGTAAAGATTGATATGTCACCGTTTACAACTTCTATTGTAAACGCATTACATGATTGGTTTAATAAAAATGAAAAAGATATTAAAGTAATTTTTGAAAAAGCAACAGCCGCTCGCAAAGCACGAGATGCCGCAAAAAAAGCAAGAGACAAAGCAAGAGAACAGAATAAAAAGAAACAGAAAGCTCTTAAATTTGATAGTAAGCTCGCGGACTGCTGGTCTAAAGACCGCATGAAATGTGAGATATATGTGACAGAGGGTGATTCAGCTTCAGGAAACTTGAAGTTAGCCCGTAATAATGAATTTGTCGCTGTTATGCCTGTTCGCGGTAAGATTCTTAATGTAAGAAAAGCAACACTTGATAAGATTCAGAAAAATGCTGAAATTATGACAATGATTGATGCTTTTGGTCTTACTGTTGATATGAAGACAATGAAGTTGACTTATAATAAAGAAGACCTTCGTTATGGAAAGATTATAATCGAATCTGATGCTGATGTTGATGGAAGTCACATTAAAAATCTATTCTATACCTTTATATGGACATTCTGTCCACAATTAATCTTAGATGGATATGTATATGCAGGAGTTCCGCCACTTTATAAAATTACAGAAGGTAAAGATACTTATATTTATTTAAAAGATGATACGGAACTTGAGAAATATAGAGCTAGTCATAAAGGGAAGAAATATCTCGTTAATCGACTTAAGGGGCTTGGAGAAATGTCGCCTGATGAGACCTCAATTCTTGTAGATCCAGATAAACGAATTATTAAGCAAGTAACTGTGGAAGATATTACAGCAGCTGATAAATTATTTGATGATTTAATGGGAACTCAAATTCTTCCAAGAAAAAGATTTATTCAACAGCACTCTCAGGAGGCCACTTATGGAGTCTAACAATAAAATTTATTATATTACTCTTCAAGAAATTTTTGATGAAGATTGGAAAACTCAGTTAGCACAAGGTTATCCACCCATTCCAAAAGGTGAAAAAGTTTTATATGTAAAAACTTTTCAAAATTGTTACGGAGAATATATTGAAATTAAATGGAATAACCATTATTATGATACTGTTTCATGGAAAGTAAAAAAGGTAATGACAAATGAAAGTTAAATTTAATATTCCATTAGATTATGTTATAGGGCATCTTCGTTATGGACATAAAGAAGGTACTTTAGAACTTACAGAAGAAGAATTTGAAAGATTAAAAAAAGACCCTATGAATTTTATTGATAAAGAAGATATTTTATCAGATTTAGAATTAACTATAGATGACTATGAAATAGAAGATTGGGGATCTCCTTTAGAAATAAATTATGAGGTAATAAATAATGCAGAATGATTTAATAAAAGAATTAAGTACAAACTTCATTGAATACGCCGCATCCGTCAATTCAGATCGTGCGATACCAAATGCTACTGACGGCCTCAAACCAGTTGCAAAAAGAATTTTATATGGAGCTTTTACAGGAGGAAGAACTAGTAATAAACCTCATGTAAAATGTGCGAAGATTGTCGGAGATGTAATGGGTTCTTATCACCCTCATGGTGATTCATCTATATATGGTGCATTGGTTCGTCTTGCACAAGATTGGGTAATGCGTTATCCACTTATTGATTTTCATGGTAATGTAGGAAACCAAGCTGGAGATGGGCCTGCTGCACCTCGTTATACAGAAGCAAGACTTTCTAAATTAACAGAAGACGGAATGTTACAGGGATTAAAAAAGAATAATGTTGATTTTATTCCTAATTATGATGAAACAACAGAAGAGCCTATTGAATTACCAAGCATTTTTCCAAATCTTCTTTGTAATCCCAATAGCGGTATTGGAGTAGCTATGGCTTGTTCATGGGCGCCACATAATCTTGGAGAAGTTGCGGCAGCTATTAATCAATATTTAATTGGTGAAGAACCTACTTTACCTGGTCCAGATTTTCCGACAGGTGGAATTATTATCAACTCTAAAGATATTCCCGCAATTATGAAAACTGGGCATGGAAGTGTAAAAATCCGTAGTAAATATGAAATTGATAAACAGAAAATTATATTTACTGAAATCCCTTATGGAACAACTATTGAAGGACTAATGTCAGAAATTGGTGAAATTTCTGATAAAAAAGAAATTGAAGGAATTGATAACATTCGCGATGAATCTAACAAAAAAGGTGTTAGAATTGTCATTGAATGTGATAAAGGAATTAATCCTGTAAGTATTGTAAATAAATTATTTGCTAAGACAAATTTACAGAGTTCATTCAGTTATAATCAGGTTGCTCTTGTTGATAAAGTGCCAACTGAATTAAATCTTAAAGATTGTCTTAAAATTTATGTTGACCACAATATAGATTGTATAAAAAGAGAGACTCAATTCGACTTAGATAAAGCAATAGATAGATTAGAAATAGTTAATGGTTTATTAAAAGCACTAGAAGATATAGATAATATTATAGCTTTAATTAAAAGTTCTGAAAATGCAAATGCAGCAGCTGAAAATTTAATTAAAAAATATAATTTTACTTTAAAACAAGCTAAAGCAATTTTAGCTATGAGACTTTCTTCTCTTGCTAAACTTGAAAAAGTTGAATTAGAAAAAGAAGCTAAAGAACTTGAAAATAAAATTATTGATTTAAAAAATATTTTAGCAAGTGGAGATAGACAAAAAGATATTCTTAAATCCAGACTTGCGGAACTGGTTAAAAAATATGGCGATGCTCGCAGAACAGAATTAACTCATATTGAAATCAAGCCAGAAGAAAAAATTATTGAAGAAGTTGTTCCAGAAGATTGCGTTGTAATTCTTTCTCAAAATGGAGATATTAAACGTATTCCTAAAAATAATTTTAAAGTACAGCGAAAAAATGGTAAAGGCGTAAAAACAAAAGATGATATAATTATGTCTACAATATCTACTAATACTATTGATAATTTACTTTTATTTACTAAAAAAGGTAAAATGTTTAAGATTATTGTAGATGAAGTACCAGTTGGAACTAATGCATCAAAAGGTGTACACGTTGGAACTTTAATTAATATGGAACATGATGATGAAGTAATAGCAATTACCTCTCTTGCTAGAAGCAATACTGCAAAATATGTAGTATTCTTTACAAAGCAAGGATTAATGAAAAAGACATTTCTTGATGAATATACAAAAATAAAACGCAGTACAGGAATTGCTGCAATTAAAATTAATGAAGGTGATTCTATTGCCAATGTTGAGTTTATTAATGAAGAAGATATTCTTGTTATTACTAAAAATGGAATGTCAATTCATTTTGAAAGTAAAAATGTAAATCCTATTGGTAGAATTGCTGCGGGTGTGAAGACTATTAAATTAGATGAAAATGATGAAGTCGTTGTAGGACTTCCAATTCATTCAGATAATGATAATATTGCTATATTTTCAACAAAAGGATATGGTAAAAAAACTTCTATTAAAGAATTTACTTTGCAAGGTAGAGGCGGTAAAGGATTAATAATTTATCGACCAAGTACAATCTATGGAAATATTGCAGGAGCTACAGTTATTTCTGATAATAATACAATTTTATTAACTGGTCAGCCTAGTTCTATATGCATCGCCGCAACAGATTTACCTTTATTAACAAGAACTAGTTTTGGTAATATCATGGTTAAATCTAATATTTCTTCTATTGTAAAATTTTAAGTGAAGGATATTTATATCCTTCACTTGTTTTTTATAAAAAAATATATTATAATATATATAGAAAAATATATAGGAGATGATTTTATGAGTAGTTATAAATTAGAAATCGCCGCCTTAATTCGTAAATTAAATGAAGCCACTGAACAATATGATGCAGGTCATCCTATTATGTCTGATAAAGAATGGGATGATTTATATTTTAAATTAAAAAAAAGAGAAGAAGAAACAGGTATTATTTTTCCAAATTCACCAACTCAAAAAATCCATTTTACAAAAGTTTCTGAATTAAAAAAAGTTAAACATAATCATCTTATGCTTTCTCTTGATAAAACAAAAAATTTTGATGATATAAGAACTTTTCTTGATACATTCCCTTGGATTGCTATGGCAAAATTGGATGGTTTAACTTGTTCATTAAAATATATTAACGGTGAATTGGTTTCCGCGGAAACAAGAGGAAATGGTGTTGAGGGAGAAGACGTTACTCATAATGCAAAAATAATTTCTTCAATTCCACAAAAAATTAATTATAAAAATGAATTAGTTGTAGATGGAGAGGTTATATGTACTTATGAAAATTTTGAACAATTTAAAACTTCATATAAAAATCCCAGAAATTTTGCAAGTGGGAGTATAAGATTGCTAGATTCAAAAGAATGCGAAAAAAGACATCTTACTTTTGTTGCTTGGGATTGTTTTTGTAATAATGATTTTTATGATAAGTATTTAAACGAACCTTACAATATTCAAAAAACATTGTCTTTAAAACTTCAAATTCTTCAAGATTTAGGTTTTATTGTAGTTCCAAGTTTAACAGATTGTGATGTTACTTTAATTGATAAAGCTGTTTCCATTATCAAAGAAAATTGTATTTATCCTATTGATGGAATTGTTTTTAAATATGATGATATTGATGATTATGATGCGGCTGGTCGTACAGACCACCATTTCAAAGGTGGTTTAGCATATAAATTTTATGATGAAACTTATGAAACTAATTTAAAAAATATTGAATGGACAATGGGAAGAACTGGTGTTCTTACTCCAATAGCAGTATTTGATCCTATTGATATTGATGGCTCAACAGTGGAAAGAGCATCTCTTCATAACGTAAGTGTTATGAAAGAAATTCTTGGTGACTGTGCTTATGTAGGTGAGTTACTTCAAGTTTATAAGGCAAATCAAATTATTCCACAAATTGCAGAAGCTGGACCAAAACATGATTATGGTTATATAATTGCTCATGGGGGAATTTCTGCCAATGATGTAATTGAAAAATGTCCCATTTGCCATAGAGAAGTCGATTATATAGAAAGTGCAGAAGGAGTCATAAATGCATATTGTACAAACCCACTATGTGAAGGAAAATTAGTTAATAGACTTGACCATTTTTGCGGAAAGAAGGGGCTTGATATTAAAGGATTATCAAAAGCAACTCTTGGAAAATTTATTGAGTGGAGATGGGTAGAAAATATAGAAGACTTATATAACGTGGGGACGAAATATCGAGAAGAATTTATTCTTAAACCTGGTTTTGGAATTAAATCAGTTACAAAAATCCTAAATGCAATAGAAGAAAGCAAACATACAACTTTAGATGCTTTTATTTCTGCTATTGGCATTCCACTTATTGGGCGGGCAGTTGCAAAAGATTTGATTAATTACTTTGAAACTTATGAAGATTTTCGTAAAGCTGTAAATGATAAAAATTATCATTTTTATGATTTAGATAATTTTGGCGAAGAAATGGATAAAAGTATAAAAAATTTTGATTATGCGGAAGCTGATAGAATTTCTAAATTTTTATTTATTGAAGCCCCTGTTGTAAACAAGAATCAAATAAATAATAGTCTTGCGGGAAAAACTATAGTTATTACAGGAAAACTTACAAATTTTAAAAACAGAGCTGAATTAAAATCAATTATTGAACAGCACGGTGGAAAAGTAACTGAATCAATAACAAGTAAAACAGATTTACTTATTAATAATGATATAAATAGTACATCATCTAAAAATCAAGCTGCAAAAAAACATGGTATTGCGATTATTTCAGAAGCAGATTTAATTAAGCAATATCTTGAAAATTAAAAAAATTTTTTATATAATATAAATGTAGATGATACAAATGACTCATCTTTAAAAATAAATTTTTAATACAAGGAGAAAAAAAGATATGACAGAAAATAGTAAGAAAGTTTATGCTTTTGTAAAGGAACATGATGGAGAAGATTTTACCGCACAAGATATTGCGGATGCAACTGGACTCTCAGTTAAGTCTGTTAATGGTATTGTGACTTCTGCTTTCCAGCGCCATAAGGATGCAGATAAGAATGAAATTCCTCTTATGGTTCGTGTTCCTGCTGAAATCGAAGATCCAGAGACTGGTCTTCATAAAGCAATTAAGTTTATTCAGCTTACAGATGCTGGTCGTGAATTTGACATCAACGCTGAAGATTAATTTAATTTAATGTAATAAATGTAAATAGGGATTAGATATATATCTAATTCCTATTTTGCATATAGGAGAAAAATAATGACAATTTTAATATTAAGTTTTATTTTTCTAATATGCGGAATAGCTCTTTTTTATAAAGCTAATTAGATTAAAATCAAAAAAAACAAACAACAAGAATAGTATAAAAAACAATTAGAAAATGAATTAAATACATTACAAAATGATAGAAATAATTTAATTAATTCAGAAATTGAAAAGAAAAAATAGTTAAATAAAGAATTTTTATAGTTTCAAGAATTTCGTAAAAAAGAAATTGAAGCATATATAGAAAGTCAACAATAGCTAGCTGATGGAACCGTAAATTCAATATTTGAATCTGCTAAAAAACAAATTTTAGATATTAATACTGATCTTCAAAATGCTCGTAATATAGCACTAAAAGAAAAAGAATAGATTCAAAATGAAATTGATAAATTAAAAGCTTCATTAAGTGCTGGTGTTTAGGCGCGGCTCCGCGAACAAGAGAAAAAAGATAAGATAGGATTTTATAAATTATCTATAAATGACGCTGATTTATCTGATGTAAAAATGTTAGAAAATTTAAAAGCTTCTTTTCATAAACCAGTTGTTTTAAGTAAACTTATATGGACTCAATATTTTCAAAAACAAATGACAGAATTGTGTGATAGAGTCTTAGGCAAAAAAACAGTTTGTGGAATCTATAAAATTACTAATTTATTAACTGAACAATGTTATATTGGACAAAGTGTTAATGTTAGTGATAGATGGAAACAACATTGTAAATGCGGTTTGGGTATTGAGGCTTCCGCAACTAATAAATTATATAATTCTATGCAAAAAGATGGAGTTTGGAATTTTACTTTTGAACTATTAGAATAGTGTCCAAAAGATTTATTAAATGAAAAAGAAAAATTTTGGATATAGATGTATCAAAGCAATAAGTTTGGATTAAATATTGTGAAAGGTAACGGTTGATATATATGATAAAAGTATTTACATTAAACAAAAA